TGGACAACTCAAAATTGGGCTGATGGTAATTTAATTACCCTAAGTCCTTTTGCAAATTATATCAAATACAACTTTCCTAATTCTGTAGTAGATAATATTACAGGTACCAAATATGAATATAGTTTGCTAAAAGCTGACGGTAAGCCTTATCCTGCAGATAGATTTACCATGGCTCGTGAAGATACTGTATGTACAATTAAAACCAAAGACGCCAACGAGGGACTGTTCTTTGCTACTTTGAATTCTGTACAAAAAGAGCACGGAATGGTGTTCAACAACTTTACAGTATTCAATGATACTATCTATGATATAGAAACTGGATACAAACAACGAAGAATTAAACTTTCAGGATTTAGAACCAAGAACTGGAACGGCGATTTATTCAGTCCAGGCTTTGTTTATGATAATGTTGAAATTTCTGATTGGCAACCTTACAAAAAATATCTACCAGGCATGGTTGTACGTTATAATGGTAGGTACTACGAGTCATTGGTAACAGTAGTTGCCAGTGCTACGTTTAATTTTACAGAATGGGTCCAGTTATCTAGCAAACCAATTCCTCAGCTATTACCAAACTTTGATTATAAAATTAATCAATTCGAAGACTTCTATAGTCTCGACATTGACAACTTTGATTACAGCCAGCAACAGCTAGCTCAACACCTTACTGGGTACACTCCTAGAACATATTTGAATAATATTTTTACTAATCCTATTAGTCAATATAAATTTTATCAAGGTATGATCAAAGACAAAGGCACTAAAAATGCCGTTGATAAATTATCTAAAGCTGGAGAATTTACTAACAAGGGCGACTTATCTTTCAAAGAAGAATGGGCATTCAGAATAGGTCATTACGGAAGTTTTGAAACATTAAATGAAATTGAGTTTCCTTTAGAAGAAGGTACTTACTTAGAAAATCCTTACCTAGTTAAATTTGTTGACTCAGTACCAACTGATGCTAATCCACTAATCAATTATATAACAACTTCGTCTTTGTTACTAACACCAGTTGATTATTCTACTGCTAATACTATTGGGTCTTATTCAAGTACTTGGGCTGATAATAATTTAAAATTAACCACAGCTGGGTATGTGAGATCAGATGATGTTACCTCTACTGCCTACAATAAAAACAGTTTGTTAGACATTGCTAATAATTCTGCAATACAAGAAGGTGACACCATCTGGTTGGGCTTCCAAGAAAACGGAGACTGGACAGTATATCGTTATACTAAACAACTAGCAGAAATCACCGGAGTGTTTGTTAGTGCTCCTGCCAGTGAAATTACTTTTGTAACTGACAGTCATCACAATCTTCAAGCCGGTGAAGTTATTTCTATAGTAAGATTCAATGATCAAGTTAATGGAGTTTACATTGTTAACTCTATCGTTAACACAAATCAATTCACTGTTTCTACTTCATTGTCTAGTATTGAAAATGAAGAGCTACTAAACTACGGTTCTTTATACAAGTTTGAAGAAGCAAGATACAGTAGTCTTGCTAGTCTAGCTGAAGTTTCAGATTTGTTAAAATTAAATGCCGGCGATAAAGTTTGGGTTGATAGTGGAACTGACGGCAAGTGGCAGGTCTATGAAAAAATTAAAAACTATTCTGCTAGGGTATCTGATACAGTAAACATTCCTGCAGGTCAAAAGTTTGGCGCATCTATTTTTGCATCAGATGATAGTCCTGTAATGTTAGTATCTGCCCCAGACTGGAGAATTGATGGAACTTATAGTTGGGGGCGTGTTAAGGTCTTTAACAAAGTCAATGGTGTTTGGACTCGCAAGTACGATTATGTTTTAAATAACAATCTAAAAACTTACGCCAGTGCCACAAGTTCTACACAGTTTGGATATTCGTTGCAATATGATATTGCTAAAAAATTATATGTCACTGGTGCTCCTGAATCAAGTTATGTTAGGGCTACTGGCACTAATGTTTTAACTTTTAGTACCGGTACTGGTTATGCTAGACCATATGTTAATGAAGGCTTAGTTAAAATTGATAGCCGCCAAGAAGATTTCCCAGCATTTACTGAAATTGTAATAGCGAATCCTGCTCCTGCAGATAATTCTAAATTTGGATATTCCGTTTGCATTAATCAAGTGGCTGCTACTACGTCTACAACGTTATTGGTAGGTGCCCCTGGATCTACGACATTTGCAGGAACTGGATCTGTCTATGCATACAGCATTACTCCATCTTCCACTGTAACATCGCATGTTCATGGTATTAACCTCTACTCTACTTCTTCGATTACATTGTCGGCAGGCGATCAGTGGGGTTATAAGATTGCCGGTTGTTCAATTGGATTCGCTATTAGTGCTCCTGGGTACTCTAATGATACTGGTATTGTTCAGTTGTTTAACACTAACTTATCATTCTCTCAAACTGTTACTTCACCGTTTGGCGCAGGCGGAAGATTTGGACAGGACATTGCAGTTTCAGACAGCGGAAATTATTTGCTAATTTCAGCACCTGAAATTAAGAATACAAACGAGCCCTACGGTAAGGTAGCAGTATATAAAAATAACTTAGGGTTATATGTTTTAGATCAGATTATTAGTAATCCGTTACCAACTGATGATTTGAAATTTGGTTACGCTATATCTATTAGTAAAGATGAGCAAACTATCGGTATCAGTGCTCTAGGCAAAACACGAAGTCAAGAGCAACTATTTGACGAAAATAATAATTCTGGACAAACTACTTTTGACAATGATTCTACTAAGTTTAGAGAATCATTGCCCGATGCCGGCACCGTTTATCTATACAATAAGATAGGCAATAAGTTTATACAAGCTGATGAATTAAACGATGTTAGAATTATCGAAGATGTTACCTCAGTAAATACTCTTCCATTAAATGTTATTGCTAACGAACCTACAGCTCCTGTGATTTCTAATATTATACTATCTGAAACTGTAACAAATATTGGAACTACAATAGTTGTTGTATTCAGCACCGATGTTGATATTAATTATATCATTGGCCAGGTTGACGACTTAACCTACGGACCGTATGGCGGAACAATTCAAAATTCTCCAATACGTACTCATTATTTTTATATTGACACAAGTAGATTGCCAGCAGGTATTCGCAATTTAACAATATATGCAAAAAATGCATCAACTGAAGTTTGGGGAACAGGATATACAACCTTTACACTTGAGCCAGCTGTATACACGATAACAGCAGGTAGCAGATACGGCAGTGCAGTCGTAGTAACTAATAATGAAGTATTTGTTGGTGCTCCGACAAATCAAAGTAATTTGTTACCATCACCAACAACTGATGCTTCTAAATTGTTCATGTTTAGTAAAATTGACACATCACAACAAAGTTGGAAAGTGTTAAGAGAGCAAACAGATACAGTTGATGTATCAACTATTGGTCGTGTAGCATTAATAGATACTGTCAAAGAAGAGATTGTCGATTACCTTGATGTTATTGATCCAGTTAAAGGTAAAATTGCAGGCATTGCTGAACAAGAATTAAAATTCAAAGCTGCTTTTGATCCTGCTACTTATTCTATTGGTCTTGCTGGCACTATTGTTAACACTGAAACAAACTGGTTGGATGAACACGTTGGTGAACTATGGTGGGATCTAAGCACTGCCAAGTATACCTGGTACGAACAAGGCGACGAAGTTTTCAGAAAGAACAATTGGGGAAGACTATTCCCAGGCGCAAGCATAGATGTCTATGAATGGGTAAAGTCAGATCTATTACCTAGTGAATGGGCTGCTCAAGCCGACACTACTAAGGGATTGACTAACAGTATTAGTGGCCAGCCAAAATATCCTGACAACAGTGTTATCTCAGTTAAGCAAGTGTTTAATAATGTAACAGGTTCATTTGAGAATGTTTATTATTTCTGGGTTAAAAACAAAGTTACCTTGCCTGGAATTAAGAATCGTAGATTAAGTAGTTTCCAGGTTGCTAGTTACATTGCAGATCCAGTAGCCAACGGATTAAAATTTGTTGAAGTATTGTCACCTAATGCTGTAGCATTTGCTAATGTTCAATCGATGTTGACTGGAAATAGAATCAATGCAAATATTAGTACTGACGATAATCCTACAACTCCTAAGCACACTGAATGGTTGCTGTTAAATGAAGGTGATCATACTAGTGTACCTAATACTTTATTAGAGAAAAAATTATTTGATAGTTTATTAGGACACGACAGTTTTGGTAATGAAGTACCTGCCAAGAATCTTACCTATAGAAATAGATACGGAATTGGTATACGTCCTCAGCAGACATTGTTCAAAGATAGATTGTCTGCATTGCGTAACTTGATTTCTTTTGCAAATTCTGTATTGCTTGAAAATAGAATTGTAGGAAATTATTCTTTTGAAAATCTTAATAAGGTAGAAGAAATTCCTGCGCTTCTTTCATATGAATATGATGCAGTAGTTGAAGATCAAGCAGCACTTGACGAAGTCTTTACAATTAATTTTGTCAGAGCAGAACTACAATGTTTTGCAGAGAATGGTAAAATAAGAAGTGTTGTTGTTACAAATCCAGGTTTCGGTTACACTGTATCTCCAAAGATTACAATTACTCCTACTGCTGGATCCGGCGGCGTTGATGCTGAAATTCTAGCAGAATTAGACAGCGAAGGCAAAGTAGTAGCCACTACAATTGTTAATGCTGGTAGCGGATATGTAACTGATGATACAGGTTTGATAACAGCTAAAGTATCAGTTCGCCCTCACAGCGTTATTGTACAAGTAAATTCTGATTACGGAAATAGATGGACAAAACATAACTTTGATTATTCTTTAAGAACATGGATTAAAGTACAGACACAGAAATATAATACTCCCTTATACTGGAAAACAGTTGATTGGGTGGGTACCAACTATGACTCATATAAATCTATTCAATACACAATATCAGATTTATTTGAAATCGGATCATTGACGGCAATAGCCACTGGCGACTATGTAAAAGTTAAAAATATCGGCGATGGCAAATATGCTATTTTGCAAAAGGTATCTGCCAACGGGAACTATATTCCTTCTTATGATATTGTTTATAGAGAACAAGGTACTATACAGTTATTAGATACCTTATGGGATTACAACATAGGCAAGTATGCTTATGATAGTGCAACAATTGAAGAAACTTTATATGATCAAATTCCAGATCAAGAATTATATTATATTCTTTTAGCACTAAAGAATAATATCTTTATCAATTCATTAAAAGTAAATTGGAACTTATTCTTCTTTGCCGCAGTAAAATATGCATTGACTGAGCAAAAGTTATTAGACTGGTCTTTTAAAACTTCTTTTGTTAACGTGTTTAACAATATTGGAACATTGGATCAACGCCCAGTTTATAAATTAAACAACGAAGAATATTTTGAAAATTATATCAACGAAGTTAAACCGTATCATACAAAGATAAGAAGTTATACTTCTAAGTATAGCTACCAAGAAAATACATCTGAAGGATTGCCGTTAGACATAACAGATTTTGATCTACCTTCTTACTATAATACGGTCACTGATTCTCTTGCAGTTGTTGGCCTAGGAGACCCGTTACTAGGAGTACGTCCTTGGAAAGATTGGGCTGACAATTATAAGTTTTATGTTAGTGCAATTGAAGTAGGTTATGCAGGTTCTGGATATTCTCAGAGACCTACGGTGACTATTACTACTGCTACAGGTGACACTGGTTCAGGAGCTACTGCTGAAGCATACATTAGAAACGGCGAAGTATACAAAGTACTAGTAACCAATCCGGGATCTGGTTATGTAATTCCACCAATTGTAACTATTTCTGATAGCGATGTAGGTGATGACACTGCTAGAGTATCAGTCATTATGGCCAATGATACTGTTAGAAAGAATATCATTGGAATAAAATTTGATAGAACTTCTACAGTGGGCGATGTTAATGACTTAACTGTAACAGATGAGTTTATATGCGATGGCATCACAGATAAGTTTACGTTAACTTGGTTGGCAAGTCCTGACAAGAAAACAATTACTCCTTTGTTAGATGGAAAACTGGTATTTGGCTCTGACTATACTGTAGAGTATTATCAAGTTAAAGTAGCTCAAACTGGTATAGACGTAGCGCAAACTTTCCCTAAGTATTCTTGGGAAGGTGAGACAATGGTCGATCACCGTTACAAATATTTCTTGAACACAGAGCGTTCTGGAGAGTTACCGGGTTATATTAGACATTATGCTAAATTTGTATTCTTAAATAGAGTACCACATTATGGTCAAACTTTTAAAGTAACATATAAAAAGCATATTGATTTATACAATGCCGTAGATAGAATTAATAGCTTATACAATCCTACTGATTTAATGCCGGGTAAAGAATTGCCATTATTAATGGAAGGTGCTGAATACCCAGGGATATCAATACAAGGATTAATGTTTGATCAATCGCCTAATTGGGATAGTACAGGAACTCAATACGACACTGCTCCTTGGGGAGATACAGTTGACAATTATACTTTAGCTAAAGTTATTAGTAATTTAGATCCTCATAGAACTTATATTGATCTAGTGTCGTCAGATGGTATTTTTCCAGGACAGACTATTGTACCTTTAAATACTTCTACTCAAATTTTTAAAGAACACACTGTTGTAGAATCTGTGTCGGGAAATAGAGTATATATCAGTACGCTTGATTTATCAGATACGCGAATAGATCGTATATATTCTACTGGTACAGCATCTGGATCTACCATAATTATTGAAACAACTGATTCATTCCATAATGCAGTCAATGTTGACGACTTTATAGCAGTGAGCGGAGTTAATAGTTTGTATGGTTACGGTGTCGGTATTGGTGTATCAACTAATCCACCTGTTGTATCAACATCGACTACAGAATTAGTTTCTGTTACAATTTCTCCACCTGATCTTCCTAGCGGTAGACAGGCAACTGCTCACGTTATACAAGATGGATTCACAGTAACGCAGGTAGTTATGGATATCACTGGAATGGGATATACTAACCCACCGACAGTGACTTTAAGTGGAACAACTAGCACCTCTTCAGGAACAGCCGTTGCTAGTTTAGATCCTGGATTTAATCAAGTTCTTAGAGTTAAGAAATGTACAAGTAATTATGTTGAAGTAACCTCCCAAATAGAATTGAGCAGTACTGCTACTACTTTAAATTCGGGAGCAGCATTTAGACTCAGCAGTATTATTAATAGACTGTCTGCATCTAATAAATTGTTAGATAGAGTTACGGATGTTTTCTCAAATACTAGCGTTGCATCAGTTCAAACTTTTGCTAAATTTAACAACATTGTTCGAGCAGAAGTATCGTTAAGTACAGTTCCTACAGAAATTCTATCTACTAGTACTAATTCAGTATGGTATAGTATTACTAATTCTGTCGATGGATTAGATCGAGCTATAGTTTCATTGAGACATGTTAATTCAACAACTACTATATCCGGAGATTTAGATGTTCGATTATTCGGAGCTACCGAATTGGAATTCTATTCCTACAATACTAATTATAATAGTTTGGATAGTGCAATAAGTGGCGGAAATATATTAGATACATCTGTAGGTTACAAACCGGAAGATATTTCAATTGATGGAAATAACTTTTTAAATTCAGTCGACAGCTATGCTCCAGAAGAGTGTGTACCAGGACATGTTCGAGATAGTATAGGCATTAATGTTTATACTGTTGCTGAACCACCATCATATCCTATGGTAGTGTCTGGTGCATTTATTGCAGACGGAAAAGGAATAACAAGAGCCACTATATCTTGGTTGCCTGATAATCCTTTAGGATTTAGGGTTTATGCTAATGGAAAGACATTTGAGCGAGTCACTAATGAAGGTTCGTTTACTCCGACTGATCGAGAAGTTTATTCTATATTCGGTAACACTATTGTAGTGAACACACAGACTGCAGATATATTGGTAGGATATTCTTTTGTTACCGCAGGGTCTGATGTTGTTGTAGATAGTAATTACGTAGCAACAGAAGTAATTACAGCTAGTAATACTGGTACAATATCAGTTTCTAGTTTATTACCCTTTGACGAAGTTCAGAGTGTATATGTATTGTTGAATGAATTTGAAGTACCTCCTTCAAGTTCTCCAAACGATATAAGTGTTCAAGGTTACGTATTAACTCCGACTAGTTCTGTCAATAATAGAGCAATGGTTACAGTTAATGGTTTGAGTAGCAATACATATAATTTGCAGGTATGGTTCTTTGATACACTATATCCTAACTTTAATAGAGTCCATGAACAGTTCTTTAATGTTGGATCTACTGCAACATCTGAATTAATTCTTGATAGTGCCCCGGGCGGAATCGAACCAGTTAGTGAACAAGTTATAGTTGAAAAAATAACAGATCCTAGCAGATATAGAATGTTACCACCATGGGCGAGCTATTATAAAATTCGTAGTGGTATAATGACTTATCCTATTGATCCTAAAAATTCTGATCTACCTCGCACTTATACATTAGATAATGTTAAGGTGTACATTAACGGAATTGAGTTACGACCTGGATATGATTTTACAGTGAACGGATTATCTCGTGAAATTACTCTAGTTAAACCTGGAATTGTTAACGGAGATGCCATTGCAATTATATCATTAATTGACTATGATTATATGGTAACTGGTAATAGATTGCAGTTAACATCGCCTGTAACGTCGGCAACAATCAAAGTAACTTCATTCACTGATCATGATAACATGATGATGAGGACTGAGCGCTTTAAGGGTAACGACCTTTTAGTATTGGCCTATCCTGCAATTAATGAAAACTATGTATGGGTAACGCTGGCTAGCAAGCCATTGATTGCTGGTTTTGATTACATGCTTCTTGAAGATATGAAAACTATTGAATTATCAGAATTTGTAAATGTCAAAGAAACTGATGATATAGTAGTTGTTGTAATTAATCCTCTATCATACGGAACTACAGTATTAGGTTATAAAATCTTTAAAGATATGTTTGGTAGACAACAGTTTAGACGTCTGTCAGATTATTTCTCTACAAAATTAACTCAACCTTTACAATATACAGACGACAAGATTTATGTAGAAGATGGCAATCATTTATTGCAGCCAAATCCTGGCAGAAATTTACCAGGAGTTGTTGTAATTGACGGCGAGCGTATTGAATATACTGCCAAAGATGGAAATATATTGAGCGGCCTGCGTAGATCGACATTAGGTACAGGACCTGCAAAATTTTCTGATATTGGTACTACTGTTATTGATCAGAGTATACGACAGATTATTCCAACAATCGATTATAGCTTGATTCAGCATATTCCTAGTTCGAACACAACGACTTACATTATTAGTAATGTAAGTAACACGGCTACTTTTTCTATCAATACATCAACACATGCAGGGGATGGAATTACACTATCAACTCTTACAAATGCTATAGATCAAATTGAAGTATATTTTGGTGGCCGCCAACTAAGAAAGACTTCGTTGAATGTACATGACAAATCTGTTTCTTATTATGATTCAGCAAGTAGTACATTGGTATACCCTCCGGAGTTTACTATAACTACATCGACTCAGCAGATAACATTAAATATTGCTGAAGATATCACAACTGGAACTAGAATAACTATAGTTAAGAAAGAAGGTGCATTGTGGACAGGAACGGAAGCTACATCGTTACTAACAAGTACTTCTACACAAGCTAATTTCTTACGTTCAAGACCAGCAGATCTACCTGACATATATTTCTATGGAGGAGAAAAAGTGCTCCTTGAAAATAGCAATGCTTTAACAGACGAAAACGGAGAACCTCTAGAAGGATATTAAAATGCCAAATATTACGCTGCTACCAACTATCACAAACGTTACAGATTCAACAACTTTTGTAATTGTTGATAATAGACTTACAAAACGAATTAATTATTTAAATTTTTTAAATCAGATATCTGCAGATTTACTAGATGCTGGTTTTAAAGGTAACCCCGGTGTTAACGGTTCTACAGGAACAGCTGGTGTTGGTGTAATTATAGGAGGTGTTGCTAATCAGGTATTAGCAAAAGTAGACTCTACAGATTACAATACTAAGTGGCTTACATTGTCGGCGGTGTCCACTAGCGGACAATATTCATCATTAATTGGAACCCCTGCATCATATGCTGCAACTAGCATTAATTCTTTTCTAGATGTTGACACAGTAACGGTTGCACCTACAAACGGACAAGCTCTTGTATGGAGTGCTAGTAATTCGGCATGGCAACCCGGAACAGTTGGTGGTGGTATTGGTTTGTCAACCAGACAAACAGTTAGAGCCACTACTGGACTATCTGTTGTTGCAGGTGCTACAGAAAATTGTCAAGTTTCTGGAGCTAAATCATATCTATTATCAAAATTAGTCACTGACTATCCTGCCTGGGTAAGAATTTATTCTGATGGTGCTAGTAGAACTGCTGATGCAAGCAGGACAGAAGGCAATGATCCGATGCCCGGAACTGGAGTTATTGCAGAAGTTATTACTTCATCTACTGCGTTATCTCAGTTAATTACTCCTGGTGTTCTTGGGTTCAACAATGATACAACATCGACATCAACAATTTACCTAGCAGTTACCAATAAAGATTCTTTGTCTAGAGTCATTAACATTGACCTAACTATACTACAACTGGAAAACTAAAATGCAAGAGCGCGAATATGTTGTAACTTTACACAAACATGAGGATCTAGATTCTTTTTATGACGATTTAGAAACCCCAGGTGGCGCCCTCTTCATTCCAGATAGGGCAGTTCCTGTAGCTATCCGTCGACCAGTTAGTAGAAATACTCATTATAGATTAACCAGCGATGAAGCTGAGTTAATTCGAAAAGATCCTAGGGTCATGGCAGTTGAATTATCTCTTGAAGAAGAGGGGCTAGAACTTCGACCAAGCTGGACGCAGTCTAGTACTTTTTGGAATAAATCTAATTCGGTATCGTCTACGTATAAGAATTGGGGCCTCTTAAGATCAGTTGAAGGCCAACAACGAGCCAGTTGGGGATCAAACGGAGTTCCCAATGCCTCCGGTACCATCAATGTAACTGCTAGTGGAAAACACGTTGATGTAGTAGTTGTAGACGGACATATGAATCCCGATCATCCTGAATTTGCAGTTAATGTTAACGGCACGGGCGGCTCACGAGTAAATCAATACAACTGGTTTGAACTTGATTCTTTAGTAGTCGGAACAGTAGATCCATCTCGAACAGTTTATCAGTACGGACCTTATGTTGACCCAACTTATCCCTTTACCGATAGTAACGGTTACTCTGCCAGAACATCTGATAATGACCACGGAGCTCACGTTGCTGGAATACTTGCAGGTAATACACAAGGTTGGGCGCATGATGCAAATATCTATAATATAAATCCTTATTCTACTAACCCTAATGCAACTTTTTTCCCTGGATATTCGTCTTTCCTTACAGATTATATAAAAGTATGGCATCAGCGTAAGTCTGTTAATCCTATTACAGGAGTTAAAAATCCTACAATAACAAATCATAGTTACGGAGTATTTGATAGTGTTAATATTACTGAAATTACCACCGTTAGATATAGAGGAAATACTTTTAGCGGACCATTTACTTCATCTCAACTTTTAGGGTATGGAATTTTTAACTCAGGCGGGTTTACTTTTACTAGTAGAAGAAATACAAGCACTGAACAAGACTTAATTGATTTGATGAACGCTGGTGTTATTGTTGTTGGCGCCGCAGGTAATGCTTATTCTAAAATTGCAAACCCGTCTGTTTCAACTTCTGATGACTATAACAATTATTTTACCGCTGGCGTAACTGATTATTATTATATGCGAGGAACAATAACATCTGTAGAAAATGCTGTAACAGTTGGTGCCATAAGTTCTTTATTCGATGATTCAAAAGTAGTTTCAAGCAACTGCGGCCCTAGAGTAAATGTTTATGCTCCTGGTAGATTCATAATGAGTAGCGTAAATTCTACGTTAGGCGTCTATTCTAATGATCTAAGAGATACTTCATACTATATAACCAAATACAGCGGAACTTCAATGGCAAGCCCTCAAGTAGCCGGAGTGTTAGCATGTCTAGCAGAAACTTGGCCTAGATTAAATCAATCTTTGGCTGTAGAGTATATCCATACTCACGCTAAGACTAATCAGATTACAGCAGGTACAGGTGGCCCCTCGGATTTCACTGATCTTCAAGGATCTACTAATAGATTTTTATATTTTTATAAAGAACGTCCTGAAGCAGGACAAGTAGGTCCTAAAGTAAATCAAGGCCTTCGTCCTAGTACAGGATTAGCTTGGCCGAGACCTAAAATTTACAGATACGGAAGTTAAAATACGAATAAATTATATGGATAAATATCAGTATGGAAGATAAAAACATGAGCAATTTACCAAAAGATCCTATAGCACCCGCCCCTTCTAAACCTAATGAAGCTGGCAGTGTCAGCATTCAAGGCCATATTAAAATCTATGACCCTACTACTAAAGAAGTCTTTATTAATAAAAGAAATGCTATTCACTACGAAAATTTCTCTATTGCATTGGCACAGAGTATAGCAAATCAAGGAGAGGGCACTATTGCAGAAATGGTATTTGGTAATGGTGGTACTAGAGTCGATCCAACGGGAATTATTACTTACTTAACTCCTAACAATACTGGTAATGTTGCTGCTTTATATAATCAAACTTACTACAAAACTGTTGATGCTAAACAGACTTATTCCCTAGATCCTGCAAGAAACTTTATGGAAACAAGACACATTGCAGGTGTTGCTTATACAGATGTTTTAGTAAGTTGTTTATTAGACTTTGGTGAACCTAATGATCAAGCTGCATTTGACAATGCAACTAATTCTGAGGGTGCTTATGTATTTGATGAATTAGGTTTAAAATCATTTAGCACCGAAGGTCCTAATACTGGCATGCTTTTAACTCACGTTATTTTCCACCCTGTACAAAAATCATTGAATAGATTGATTCAAATTGATTATACAATACGAATTCAGAGTTTGAGTAATATTGGGAACTAATCATGGCGACACAATATACACTAAATTTTTCAGATCCTAGTAAAACTAATACTATTACCATTAACGGTCCTATAAAAAATAATTATAGTACTAGTTTAGATCTTGTAGGACCTGGTTATGTTGCCTATGGAGAAGCCATTGCTCAAGATTTTTTAAAGTTATTAGAAAACTTTGCCAGTCCTAATGCGCCGTTAAATCCGATTGAAGGCCAATTATGGTATGATACCAGCAATCCAAATCGCAAAGTTCTCCGTGTTAATAACGGTGCTCCGACTAGTGCTCGTTGGCCTAGTGCTAACGGCATTTACCAACAAGCAAATGATCCTAGCATAGAATATAGTCAAAATTTAATTGACGGAGATATGTGGGTTGATACTGGAAATAGCCAACTTAAAATTAGATATGGTAATACCTGGACACTAGTAGGACCTAATGTTTCAACCGGCAGTAATAAAACTGGTACTGAATCGGTAGATTTAATAAGTAATACCGGCGGAACATATCCTGTAATCTTAAATTGGGTTAACGGTAAAGTTATTGCAATCATTGCATATCATGAATTTACTCCTAGAACAGTCATTGATGGTTTTGCCAATCTAAGTCCTGGTATTAATCTTACTACTCGAGTTGCCGCACAGTTTAACGGGCTTGCAGATAGAGCAAAAGCATTAGAAATTTCTAATGGCATCTATATACAAGCCAGTGAAGTATTAAAAAATGTTTGGCCAACTTCTCAGCGCCAGACACATGCTGGGTCATTGATCGTAGAATCTCCTCAAGGACTGTTTGTTAAGAGACAAAACGGCAAAGAAATACAAATTTATACAACAACAACTGGTGCTGTTATTAATTTTGATAACAACAGCTCTATATTTAAAGTTGGAATCCACAACAGATCCTATATTAAGTTTGATAGCTTCTTGGGTACAGTTGCGATTAATACTAGCACCGTTAGTGGTGTTGCATTAACTGTTAATGGTAGTGGTACATTCAAAGAAAATTTAACAATATCAGCAGCCAGTTCAGCAACATCTGTACTTGATCTAGGAGGATCTACTACTGTTGCAGGTAATGCAACCGTTTTAGGAAACTTAACTATATATGGTAGAACAGAATTATCGACTGCGTCATCTGTAACTGTTGGAGATGTTGTTCCGATCAATTCGACTACAGATTTAGGATCTGCAAGCAAACCTTTTGAAAGCGTATATGTAAGAAATATTGGTAGCTCTACAACTTATGTTAGAATTTATGGTAGTGTCACAACTGCTACTACATTGGAAACTGTAAGAGCTTTCCAAATAAGTGGACAAATGACCACACAGGCTCCTGTACAATTTAACGGTGCTGCCAATGTTACGTTGGTTACTACGGCATCTTCTACACTAATTTCTGCTCAATCTGTTACAACATCGACAACCGCTACGCAGACATTGATGGTATTAAACACTGCATCGGGTGCAACCACTGGATTAGAACAGATTAGTAAACGTGATTTCTTATCAGATGTATATACTAATTTAATTTCACCGGGTATGATCATCGGTTACATTACACCTGGCCCGTATACAGGTTGGTTATACTGCGATGGATCAGAGCATACTGCAACAACTTATACAAGTTTGTTTGCACTCATCGGAACTACCTACGGTACAGCTTCTTTTGGAAAATTTAGAATTCCTAATTTAACAACTGCTACAGTATCTGGAACTAACGGAGCTCCAATTTATTATCATATAAAGACATAAAATGGCCTATACTATATACAACAATGACGGAACTGTTTTATCGACTATCGCAGTAGGTGATGTTGATAGCTATTCTACTAGCCTAGATTTAATAGGCAAGAACGTTAATAACTACGGCGAATATTATAATACTAACCTAGTTAGATTGTTGACTAGTTTTGCATCGCCGGCAACAGAACAACCTAGAAGTCCACAGACTGGACAATTATGGTTTAATAAAACTACTAAAAGACTTACAGTCTATGATGGTACTTCTTTTCAGCCAACTTATGGCTCTCATGTTAGCGGAACAGCTCCAGTAACAACTAGTACAGGCGACTTTTGGTACGACACAGTTAATAGTCAGTTAAAAGTATGGGATGGTAACAGCTATAATTTAGTAGGTCCTTCTGCTTCTGGGTTATTAGGAACGTTTGGCATATTGCCTTCTCAAGTTCCTATTAGGGATAACACTTCAAAAATTACTCAAAAAGTTAGTTTAATTAATTCTTACGGAAGTTATATAGGCTTAATTTCAACTTCTTCGTTTACAATGGAGGCAAGTTCTTCAACGGTATTACTTGGAATTCCATCTACTCAGTCAATTGGTGAAGGTGTTACTATCTTTAAAGATTTAGATGTTAAAGGTAATATTTTTATTAACGGATGGAATGTTAGAAATCATCCTAATACCGATTTATCGGCATATTACAATATAACCCCTTATGGATCTTACACTTCTACTAACACCACTACTAATCTTGTAGCTTATAATGATGCTAATCGTGCTATTGCTGCTGATCTTGCAAAGATGTTTTCGACAAGTACATATTTGCCAAATTCTACAGCATCTGTAGTATGTGTTTATAATACACAAACATCTGTTAGAAAGTTTTATCTTACTAACTTATACGGACCATTTTGGTGGGAACCTTTGAATGGATATCCATATACTACTGCAACAGCATCGTGGCTGTGGTCTACATCAACTTCTCTCAATATTGTTCCATAAGGAATATTAAATGCCATACATTATAAACAAAACTAACGGTCAGCAACTTACAATAGTCCAGGATGCATCAGTAGATCAGACGACTGATCTAATCTTCGTAGGCAGAAACTATTCAGGCTACGGTGAAATACAGAATGAAAACTTTTTAAAATTATTAGAAAATTTTTCAAATCCAACTCCGCCAGCAAGTCCACTAATTGGCCAAACTTGGTATAATACTTCAGACAACACTTTAAACGTTTGTTATGCAGAAGCTAGCGGAACTGTAGCCGCAAAATTTAAACCTTTATCGAAATTAAATTCAAGTGAAACTGCTCCAACAGACGTCGACCAAGGACAGTTATGGTATGATTTAATAAGCGGTCAGTTAAAAATTTGGAGCGGTGTAGAATATGTCACTGTCGGACCTGCAACAGGAGCTAACATAAAAGCCCAATGGCGAAGTGATTTTGAATATAATGTTTTAACACCCGACATTCCAGTTTTTAATATTAAAGCAGTATTGGGTACCAATGATGAAGTGATTGCTATAGTATCGGCTGAGACATATGATATGGACGATGCTTATACTACTCCTCCATCTTATGCTTCTAGGACTGCTACTTTTACAAAGATTGCAAAAGGTATTACATTACAAGGGGCTGATCCTGTAACAGGATCATCTAGAAGTGAAGTCACTGGACTAACCACTAGCAGTTATTTTTGGGGTACTGCCGCCGAAGCGTTAAATGCACTGCATGCCGATGTTGCAACTGCCAGTTCTGGTATTAGTGCCGAGACTACTAATACTAATGCAACATACTGGGTTCCATTTATTAACACAGTTACTAATACTGCCTACAAGAGTTCGGGAATTACTTTTAATCCTAGTTCTGGTGTTTTGGACACTACAGCATCGAGAGCACGTTACGCTGATTTGGCAGAACGCTATGAAGCCGATGCAGTCTATGAATACGGAACAGTTCTAATAATTGGCGGTGATAAAGAAGTTACTGTAACTGACAAATATGCAGATACAAGGGTAGCGGGCATAGTGTCTAAAAACCCTGCCTATATGATGAATTCAGAGGCTGGAACCGATGAAACTCACCCCTTTATTGCCTTAAAAGGTCGAGTTTTGTGTAAAGTTGTAGGGACTATAAACAAAGGTGATCTATTAGTAACTAGTACCTACCCAGGTCATGCCGCAAGTTGGGCACCACATGCTCAAGAAGGTTCTGTAATAGGAAAAGCCCTGGGAACTCAATCCGAGGGCTTTGGGGTTATTGAAGTATTAGTAGTTTAACGAGCCATTGGAGCTTTAATAGCTTCGTGGCTTTCATAACCGACTAACTCAATATCTTCCATTTCAAACTCAGTAATACTTTCAATTTCTGAATTTAACTGTAACGTAGCTAATGGCTTTGGTTCACGTTTGAGTTGTTCTTTAACTTGTTCAAAGTGATTGTTATAGATATGGGCATCGCCTAGAGTAATAATCAACTCTCCAACTTCTAAATTGCAGACCTGCGCTATCATATGTGTAAACAATGCGTAGCTAGCGATGTTAAATGGCACTCCAAGAAACATATCAGCACTTCGCTGATACATCTGGCAACTTAACTTTCCATTATTAACATAGAACTGTGCCATCATATGACATGGCGGCAATGCCATTAAGTCAAGTTCACCTGGGTTCCATGCTGTAATAATATGTCTACGGCTGTACGGATCAGACTTAATACCATCAATGAGCTCTAATAGCTGATCGTGATTTTGTAGAATAACCTTGTTGATACGAATCAACGGCTTGCGCCATCTACGCCATTGTACACCATACACACGACCTAGGTCACCGGGATGTCTTTGGAGTTTACGTTTAACCCAGTAGTCGGCTTCTGCATTATCAGTCCAGATAGTTCTCTTCTCAGAATAACGATCTCCGTGTAAAATTTCACGCAGACGATATTCATCACCGCTACCTTCAATGAACCAAAGTAATTCAGATACAACAGCTTTCCATGCTAACTTTTTTGTAGTAATAGCAGGGAAGCCGTCTTCTAAATTAAAACGCATTTGGAGTCCAAAGATACTACGTGTACCAACTCCGGTTCGATCTGGGCGGTCTTCACCGTTCTCTAAAATATTCTTTAGAGCATCGAGGTAGACCTTATCTGGGTGTATCATTCAATATCCACTACTACAGCTTCTTTTTTCTTGCTCTTAGGTGGATCAACTGCATCCGCCTGCTTGCGTAGAGCCTGCGCTTCTTTAAAGAGTTTATCTGCTCTTGAGCGCATCTCAGTAGGAGTCATTTCTTTGCTACTAACATTTTCTTCAACTTCGCTGGTAACAATGATTTCTTCTTTGTTCTTTTTAGCGGCAGCTAATTCTTTCTTTGTAGCAGGCTTACCATCTTCAGTAACAGCTAGTTCATCAACAGTGACACCTTTTTGTTCAGCAATCACTTGATTTAATTCGTTGAGGGGAATTAAACTTTGATTGTTTGGAGTCATTAGCACAAGAGTAGTAGGAACTTTTTTCAAGTGTCCGCCTGCATGTAGCCACTGGAGCATTACGCCACCGTCCGGAAACCTACGTGTTGCTAATACATCGGCTAGTTCGTTAGCCTGTTGTCCTGCATCGCTCTCAATCAATGCCATCAACGAATCGTGATATGCATCTGGTAGTCCAGAGGTACCAATAACTAAGGCGCTTGCTGAATCACCTGGTAGTGTTCTATATGCTACTGCAATTCTAGCAGAGTTGTTTTTCATTTTTCCCACATGTTTCATGTGCTTCTCCTTTTATTGTGCTGGCGGTTGTTCTTCGGTCTTAGCTGGTGCAACAGCATTTAAGAACGTATTCAATCTATCAAAGGCCGCCCCGACTGCTGACGCTTCATTGGCTCCGAATGCACCACGGCGAACTGCAACATCTACTACTGATCTGATGTTGATTAAATCTGTAATTGTTAACTCGGGTGCAGCCGGTTGAGCTTCTCCGCCGACTGGTTGACTAGCGGTTTGTGCTTGTTCTGTATTTTCCATTTTAAAATAATTCCTTTTTCTTATGTAAATGTTGACACCCTAATGATAACATAGTTAGTTCTTTAGCATCTTCTAGACCGATCTCTGTAATTTCGATAACCTTTCTAGAATGATCCAACCCGTAGTTTCTACAAATTGAATACCTACTGTTAAGATTGTATTCAATCCAATGTTCTACGGACTTAACATCTATCCTATGATCTATAGAGAGTCTGGCAAAATGTTCTGGAATAAAGGATAGCTTCCTAAATCCCAAAACATTTAACGCATTAACTGTCCCTCTATTTAGTGACATTATATACCTACTTTATTTATAATAGGCAGTCTGGCCGAATGGGGAAACTATGGTTTCGTTGCCGTGTACAATGAACAAAGTATCGCAGTATTCTTCATCTCCCCAGCTACCGCATGGATACCCGTCTGTAAACATGATAAACTTTTTAGGCTCAATACCTTCATTCTTCATAAAATCAAAGTTTACATCAAAGTCAGTACCACCACCACCTTTGCATTCGTAGCTCATAATTTCATCTGCGGTGTCACCAGTGAACTGGGCATAACCGTATACTTGAGTATCAAAGCACCACAAATCCAATTTAAAGTCGACGTACTCGTCCATAATGCCTTTAACTTCTGACAAGAAGTCCTTAGCCATTGCGTCACTAATAGAACCTGACATGTCAATAGCAATAGAAACGTCAATAGTTTCGTCATTAGTCATGCCTGGCAAGATAGCACCACTATGCTGTGACTTGCGGTTAGGGCGGCTAAAGCTGAAATTGCTCTTAAGAATACTTTGAATATTCATACGCAACAGTTGACGCCAATCCATTTTAGGTTCAGTGAAGTCTTTGATCATACGCTGAACACCTGCTGGAACACGACCTGCTCCGGCACTCTGAGCAGCCGCAACCATTGCTTCTTTGATCTCATCGCGGATCTGTTTCTTTTCTTCTGCAGTCAAACGTGGGCGACCTTTGCCGTCTTTGTTCCCATCTTCTCCGTCATCACCTTCATCATCACCTTCACCGTCTAAGTGTTCGTCCAACAACTCACCCAATGAACCAATGTCAATCTTTTCTGCTTTCTCATAAAGGTCATCATAGATCTGTTCATAGCTCATGCCACGATATTTGTCATCTTGGAAAATTTTAATAAAGCTAGGCACTGTACCAATGCGTTCATCTTTAAGAATTTGATTGGTAGCAAAGTCAGCGGCAATGTTAGACAACTGGGGATCTCGGCTATCACGACGTCCCATGTGATCAAATACATTATGTAGGACTTCGTGTGCAAAACCAAACTCTGCTTCTTTAGGAGTGAGTTTATTTACAAAACCATAGTTGAAATAAAAGTTACGACCATCTGTGGCCAGTGTATGACACCAGTCACTGGCATCTACCATTTTAAGTCGTGTAGCAAGGTTACCAAAGAATGGATGACGCAACAACAAACCAACTCGAGCTGTAATCAGCTTGTCGAGAATCTTTGCTTTTTCTGCGGCACTAAACTCTTTGCCTACCCAATCTTGTTTCTTTTGCTTTTCTGCTTTCATTACGGACATAATAACTCCTAGTTGCGATAATACTATTATACATTCAATTTATCAAAAGAGCAAGTAAAAAAGGACCCCGCAGGGTCCAATTTTAGCCTTCCATTGCCTGGATAATGTACTTACCATACTTGTCATGGAACTTGTCAAAGTTGGCAAGTTTACTAGCATCGAATGGCAATTGATAGTTAGTCAACGCAACCTTTGCACCCATAACAACTAGTTCAGTTGGGAAATTATCCATCATAAAGCCAAAGAAGTTGTCTGCCATAGAATCCCAGTTCTTGGCCTTCTTACGATCTGCTTCTTGAAGTTCGTAGCACAGACTAATTGTCAAAGAATACATAGCTGAGATTTCTTTGATCTCAGACTTCTTAACCTTACCTGCCAAAATATCTTCTGGCTTAGGCATCTGTTTTGCAACCTTGCGGTGTGCCATAAACTTAACAGCAAGACCTTCACCGACTGCACCTGCAATCAAATCAGTCAATGTGTTATCTGGAACATCATCTTCTTCCAACAGTTCGCTAACGAACATCCAAGAACGTGGAGTAGCAAATGCCTTTGAGCTAGACTTAGGATCAAAGTCATACAAGTCTTGCTTGGCGAAACCCAAGTAACCTACAACCTGTTCGTGAACACGGTTAGTAACAGCCCACTGGTGCCAGTCATCAAAGTCGCAACGGAGTTCAACGTGCAAGAAACGATTAGCCAACGGAGCAGGCATACGATAAGTTACACCTTTGTCACCTTCACGGTTACCAGCGGCAACAATTGACACACCTTTTGGCAGTACATAAGTACCAACACGGCGGTTCAACACCAACTGGAAGGCCGCCGCCTGTGTAGCAGGAGCCGCAGAGTTCAACTCGTCCAAGAACAGAATTGCAGTAGATTCTGGATCAGTGGGCAATTCTGCAGGAGGAGCCCATGTCATTGAATTAGAATTGGAGTTGTAATATGGAATACCTTTAATGTCAGTGGGTTCCCACAAGCTCAAACGAACGTCAATAACTTCACGTTCTTGTTCATCACCGATTTGTTTAACAATATCGGATTTGCCAATACCAGGGGGGCCCCACATAAACACAGGGCGTTGCTTTTTGATACACTTACGAATAGCCGCTTTGGCTTCGTTAGGGCTAACAGTGCGATTAGCTGACATTTTTTCGGACATAATCTACTTTCTTTAAAAAAACTGTTGAAGCTGTATGTTTTACAGTACGTTAATTATAGCAAAGATCTTGTCTCTTGTCAAGCGTTTTTTTGTTTTTCTGTGAATCTTTCTCTAGCTCTTTGGAACTTTGCAATGTTGCCAGAAAACAACACTAATTGGACAGCCATTTTTTCTCCAAATACCCAAATACGTTTATTGTTTAAGTAAAATGGACAGTCCATATTTTGATCAATCCAAATAGCTAATTTGTTAGTAAAGAAAATGGGCTCGTCAAATCTAATTTCGTAGCATTTGATATCTGCCTGTTGCAGACATTCGAACCCTTGCTCAGTAAGCCTGAGTCCACCTTTTTCTTTTTTTCTTGGGTTTACCCACCAAATTGGGATAGTTTGTTTAATCCGCTTTTCATCTGCTACAAGCCCTTTGGCTTCTAGAACGATTTTGGTTATTTCATGCTTCGGATTCATTTATGACTTTTTCGCCGGTAGTTAATTTGTAAACGGCAAAGTCAGTGGTATTGAATAGCTTGTTTAATTTTTCAGCTAGATTGAATGCATGACCGCTGTTTGAAAAACTAACTTTTTTATATTTTGGACCTAGTTGTTGTGCAACTACACTAGTGGTTTTGAGATTAATCGGTTTGTCTTCGTAAAAGACTGCCCAAATGGCATCAGACTCTAAAACTTGATCAGTTTTATAGGATTTTTTATTAGTTATTTCTAACAAAACTTTGGGTTTTGGCCTGCTCATAATATACGTATCTCCGAAAAGTGCGTATATATTTAGCAGGTTTTTAGAATTTACCACCGTCTACTCTTATCTCAATCTTGTCTGGAACTTGATTATCTGCCAGCATTTGGTCTAAGTTTCCGCTCAGTCTAGTCATTACAATACTAAGACTGTTCTGTAAATCTGTGGCTTCTTTTATAGTTAAAGTTAGGCTCTTTTGATTGCTTTTGATAGCAATTCTAGTCTTTTCTAAGAAGTCTTCTATAGGTAATGTGTTAAGTTGTTTCATGTTTTGTTAACAGTATTGAGCATAGCTTTCATTTCAATTTCTGTTTTATAAGGCCCGTGAAATGGATAGCGTTCTAATGTAATTAGCTTTGGGCAAAAACTCTTAACCCATCCTTTGCGGAACTTGATTACATAATATCCTGCACAATATTGACTCTTACTTTTAGCACTCTTGGCAAACAACGGTAGTTTCTTTTTAACATTATAAACTGCTTCAAAAGGTTTTGAACTACATGGAAATTCATAAATTTTATAACTAACAGGTTCTATTTCAAACTTAGAAGTCTTAGTACCTTCGGCAAGAGTAAAACCAAATTCATCAGTGAGTGCTTTGAGGTCTTTAAAGTTAATTCTTTGACCACGTCTAAAAAATTCATAGCCCTTTTTTAGTTTTGCTACTGATCCGATCTTTTGCCCGTGGTCCTCAATAATCCATTCTTTGTTTGGAATTACTACCTTTGATATAAAATTCATGCTACATACCTCGCATTAAGTGGATCTGCATAACTTTGTACCTGCTCACTAATCTTTTGAAGATCAAATTCTGCACAGAATTTTAACAAACGAATTCCAACCTGCGGAATACTTTTCTCTGCAGATGTTGCAGTATCAATTGTTTCTTTAATTAAGGCTTTAATCTCGACAGGTTGTGCTGTAAGATCACAGAGTTGTACATTACGAGTATAGTCATCCATTACACGGTGTTCAACACCTTCGTGGTCGGTCCAACGCTGAAGCATCATGTTGTTCCAATTGTAGCCTTTGGATTCTCTATCGGCAAAGGCCTCACGGAGACCAACCTTATTCTTTGTCCCCTTCTCACGTACTCCCGGATAAGCAGAGAAGATGTTGTCGGAGGTGTCGCCACGCATACACTTCTCAAAGAGTAACCAAGTTGGGTCCGGCGCGGCTTTAACTTCATTAGTTTTTTTATCTTTAACACGTTTACCTTTTTCATCAAAGTATCCTTCGTGTGTGGTTGTGATCTGCATTACGCCATTATATTGTTTCACGTTAGGTGCAATGAGTTGTGCAAAGTCGCCATCTGTTGAAATGATTACATGGTTGTCGTTCGGATGTGCTTGAATAAAGCCTGCAATCAAATCATCTGCTTCTAATTGTGGATTCTGTAAGACTGTGGTATTTGTTTTAGTAATGATAAAGTCTTTAAAATTATCAAACGTTTCCCAAAATACTTTTTCTTCTTCTGCTTCTTTAGGACTATGTGCGGCACGAGCCTCTGTGCGTTGACGCTTGTAAGGAGCATAGAAGTCCTTACGCCACGAGCGACCTTCAAGACAGAACACTACATGGTCACCGTTAAAGTCACGCCATGCTTTTCGAATACTGCTTAATACAGTATGAATGCTCATGCCAATCTTATCATTAAGATCTCCACGAACTACGTGACGAGCACGAAAGAATGTATTTGCTGTATCTACTAAAATATATGTCTTAGACATTAAGAAACCTCTGTTCTACCATCACCTAAATTGTTTACATTAATATAACCTGCTGTACG